AACACCGATGCGCAAAAGGGATGCGTGAGAAGAAGCAACTTTTGATCTTTCTTCAACAATGGCTCGAAGCTCGGCAATATCTTCACGCAAACTGGCAACTTCATCGGTACTCATGGCATCGGAATTGAAAAGCTAGGTTCTGGAGCAGGAGGAGGAGTAGTCTCCGTGATCCAGCGAGGAAGCTCCGTGTCGGCAGGATCAAGGAGGGCAGACCATGTGAAGCTGATAGGTTCACCTACTGGTTGCTCAAATCCGCTCTCGTCCTTTGTGTAGGAAGCATAGACAGGCGTGGGAACGATATTCACGCCCCAAACAGGGATAGCCGTAGGGATGGGGGGAAGCTCGTAGCACCAAGGAAGGCTTGATGCGTCTTGGATGGTTGTGCAGGAGAAAGTACGCATATTAAGGTAGTGCTAGTCCAACTCCGAGGGTGGATTTGTAGAGGGAATACAAATTCAAAGGTGCAGATGAATTGTAGGCATTTACAATCATTGCAAAGGGATATGTTCCTGCAATTTGATTGTTTCCAGAATATCTAGCACCAAGAAAAAGATTATTTGTAGAATTTAATCTTGTAGTTGTAGCCATTGCAGTTAAAGCGGATAGCTGGTTATTTACACCTGTTCCATTGCTTGTATTATCCGTGTAAATCTGAACATAATTAAAATTGGAATTGTTAATGGTTGTTGGAGCATAAACTGTATTACCTGAAGAACCACCACTACCATTTGAAGTGTAAAACCTTCCTTGAACATTTGTTCCGTCAGTAAGATTTTCATATCCATATTCAGTGCTTCCGACTGGTGAATAAGATCCCAAAAATGTTCCAGAAGAAGGAGGAGATGCTTGCTTTTCTACCACAGCACAAATTTGTGCTGAATTAAAAGGACTTCCTAAATTAACTCCTCCAGATGTTGATGCGACAATTCCTTGGCTAGAATAAGAAGTTCCCACATTAACTAAATTACCATTAAAATTTCCATAACCCCCCAAGCTATATGCCGTGAGAGTGGAAGAAGCATTCTGACTACTCCTCAAAGGCCAACACACCATTGAGTTCCACAACCCAAGTTGCTTTGTTCCCTTCACAAACGAATTGATTAGATTCTGCGTGGGGAGAGTGGCTGTGGCGATTGGGCCAACCGAGTTGGTAGGAGTGTTGTAGGGAGTGAGATTATTAATTTCATTGGAATCCACATAAACGGAGGCTCCAGAGGTTTCATTTAATGCCCAATAAGAAACAAGGTAAGGTTCTAAATCTGAATCTCCGATGACGGAGTAGGTAAGTCCAATTCCTTTGTTGTAGAGAGCAGATACTTGAGCTGAATTGAGGTCGGAGTTCCAGATTCCAACTCCTGCAATGGAACCATTAAAATAAGAAGATGAATAATTGCCAACTTGTCCAATAGAAAAAGGAGCAGAATTATTTGTAAATCCATAAGATCCAAAAGAAACAAAAACAGAAGAACCGTTTAGATATGCATTTAGCGTGCTTCCATTATACACTACAGTTATTAAACTCCATTGATTTAATGGAATAGAAGAAATAATAGAAAAAACGGTATTTCCTAATTGAATTTGAATAACAGCACTAGAATTAACAATTATTCCATATTCCATTCCTGTGGAATGATCATATTTCCCCAAAATCCAACCATTATAAGATGATGGATTTATCCAAGCTGATATAGTAAAGTTAGTTGCTCCTAATTGCAAAGACGAATTACTCGCTACACTTAAATACTGATTCGTCCCATTAAAAGTAGCGGCCTGATCATAAGCCGTAGGTGTGGCTGACGCTGGCGTGATTCCTGCGGCGGAGAAATAGGAACGAGCGTCCGAATCAAAGGCGTTGTTAAAAAAGCCCCGCCCCGACGAAACGTCCTGGAGGCAAAAAGGCATCTTTTTAAGCGCTGAGAATGACGTAGCTAACCGAGGCGGATCCTAAAAGGTAGATAGCTTGTGATGGAACTACGGGAAATTCGTATCCAACACCGGCGGCAAGCGAAAGCATGGAAGTTGTGGCAGCTGCTCCTACTCCGATGTAAAGAATGCCGCTTGAAGATGTGTTTTGAATGGTCAAAAACTTTGTTACCGAATTTGCTGCAAGGGCAATCGTTGACCCGCTGGATGTGGTGGCCGTTCCGCTTGTCGTGGTGATTGACGACGCAGAAGGGATTAGGCTTTGGGTAGGGTCAAGGGCGACAACAACGTCAGATCCGGGAATGCTCATGATTTTGTTAATGTGTCAAACGGAGGCTAAACCGAGATAAAGGGTTGGGCGCGTTGACGTAGGTGGCCTTGGCATTCACCCGAGGTCTCGTGGTAAGCTCGGTAGTGAATGATCTCTGGGTCGGTGATGGGGGCCTCCGAGGAACGGCGCTTGATATGGTCGCATGCCACGTGAGGGACGATGGCCAGATTCATCCCGGCGGGGTGCCAGCGGTGCCAACAAAGGAAGAGGTCCTGAGTCCCTCGGCCATCGTAACCGGTGAAATCGGCGTGCAAGAGAGCTTCTTTGGAGAGTAAAGAGCAGCCGAGGCCACACCAATCGGTCGGAACCACGGCTCCCAAACCGATGCCAGGATAAGCAAAGTCCATCCACCCACGCCGGCGATATCCCTTGGCATTCAATTCAAAGACGCTCCCGGTGGGTGGTTTGCTCTTGATCCGTTCTCGAAGGCGTCCCATACGCTTCATCTCGCGTTCTCCAACCTTTTGATCGGTGCAGGATTTTAGCCTAGACTCACATTGTTCAAAGCAGAGTTTTAGCTTTGGGGATAAAATTCGCTCTTCTGGCAAGAAATCCTCGGCAATCGGGTTCTGATACGAGCCGAATCCACCAAGGAAGAGCCCGTTGGGATAGGTGGCGGCTGCCACTTGGTAGTAGGGAGATCCGTCCGCCTTGGGCATCTGCAACGTCCATTCCAAGACTCGGAGGGCATGGGCAGGCAAAATGGTGTCGCTTTCCACCACAAGGCATTGTGCAGCGCGGATCTTGCGGGCAAAGCTAAAGCAGGCCCCTTGCAGCGCTGCAATGCGAAGCTGGGCGGCTTCTTTGTAATCCTTTTCGTCCTCCTTGATCGGCAGACGGAGTACCGTGACTTTCCACCCCTCGGGAAGTTCAGACTTGGCGATCTCCTCGGCCATTTTTCCTTCCTTGGACTCATCGGTTGCCAAGACAAAATGCGCTTCTTCGTGGTGGCCGGCGGCAGCAGCAATGGCTCGGACGCATTGAGGCCAAGCATGGAGATAAGAACGGGTGGCCGCGATGGTGATGACAAGCATGGTGGAGATCGTTGATCTCCGAGGGGTGTCAAAGGTTGCTTATGAAACGTAAGAGTAAGTCAAGGCCGCCACTGCCGGGATCACGCTTAACGTGGAATTCGCTGAATCCGCATAGCCTCCGGCATACGGGGAAAAATTCATGGGTTTGGCAGCATAAAAACCATTTACATTGGAGAAATACGATTGATTGCCACCGGCTCCCCAGATTTGCGCTTTGTTTTGAACAAAGCGTGTTGAACTTGACGAGTCCCAGACATCAAAAACTCCCGGAGGAGTGACATATCCCGTGACGTTGGCAGGGATCAAGTTGGTGACTGAGGAGGCGTAAAAACTAGCGACGGCTCCCGAGGTGCCAAAAGCAATCGAGGTTGAGCCGGTGATCGTGTTGGTGATGGTGGCCGTGGAGGTGCTGGAGACTGAGAGCGAAGTGGCCGTTGATTGAGAAGTCGCAAAAATCGTATTGCCAGAGATAGAAGTAAGGATTGAAGAGACGCTGGAAACATAGCTTCCCGATCCACTGAACGGAAAAACTCGCGGGACATTCTCATAGCCAAGATCCGAAAAACCCACTTGGGAAAAAACGGACGAAACCGTAAGCCATGCCGGAAAAGATCCTGCGGTAAAATAGGCAGCCGGGGCGGGAGTTGATCCGCCGGTCATTTGTCCTGGCAAAGCGCGGAAAGATTGTGACGTCCCTCCTCCTTTAAGTTGAGTGGTCAGCTGTATTGTCGGAATGTTTGTCCGAATCGAGGCTCCGATTGCAGGAATGGGAATAAATGAAGCAGAAGTGAGAAAATATGATTCTCCACCCGTTCCATTGACGGAATCATTACTTGATCCAAGGGATCCAAAGACTATTCCCGTGGCAGAAAGGTTAGATCCTCCAGCAATCGTATCGGTCAGAGGGTAGATTAGGTTTAATCCGTTTGAATCCACATAGACCGACCCAAACGACGAGACCGCTTGTGTGGACACAAAGGGAATCAACCCCGTTTGAGACAATCCTGCCGAATAAGTCACTATTGAAGTAGGATTGGATCCAGCATAAGTGGCGGCAGTTCCTGAATAGGACGAAGAAGTCAGTGAAGAAGTCACGTCACTGAAAGCAAGTCCGGTCGGATAAGTCACGCTTGAAGTGACGCCTTGAACAAGTGAACTGGAAACAAGGTACGAAGTAATTAGCCCGCCATTATTTCTGGAATAAGTAATGGAAGAACTGACGGCAGCAAAACTTGTGGTCACCATCGACACCGAGAAACTGCTTTGAACTAATGACGAAGCAAATGTTGTTGCAATTGCCGAGGCCACGTTATTTCCCGTGGTCGTGAACGCATACGCCACTGCCGAAGAAGGCACAAAAACTATTGTGTCGGCAAATGTTTCAATTCGGCTTTTCCAAAGAGATCCGGTTCCAAACGGGTAGATTCCGGCATAAATATAGGTAGTCGTTTGCGAGCTGGAAAGAGCCGTGTAGGTATCCACGGAAAGCGTGGTCTTGCTCGATGTGGAGAGACTTGAGGCGAATCCCCAAGCGTTTGTGGTCGCCGTCGTGAAGGTGTCGTAGGAAGTGACCGTAAAAGAAGTGTTGGAAGCGGCCGTGGTCCACGTTGTCGTATAGGCAGCGGTGGCTCTGATTGCCGAATCAATCGTGGTGGCAATAGTGCGGGAAGTTGTGGAAACCACGGATGTGGAATACCCCGAGTATCGGATATTCCCAGCAGAATCATATCCATTAAAATCATTGACCGTCTGGTAATCCGTATAGCTTGCCCCAGACGCCGAATAGTTGCCCGTTGAACTGGTTGAGCCGGAAGAAGCGTAGAGAGGCGAAAGTGTTTGAGCCTTGTAGACCCCGGTTTCTCCTTGTGCATTGGTTGAGACGACTCCAATTTGTCCAGCATTGGAAAACCAATAATAGGTCTGCGGACTATTAAATGACTCCGTGGACACATAGCTCGAGGTGAGTGTGTAGCTCGGAGCCTTGGAGGAGTTGGTCAGATAATTTCGGGTGTACGACTGCGTTGAAGTTCCCGACGAAGCGAATCGGTAAGTCGTGAAATAGGTGCCATTGTTTAAGACCAATGGGTAGACCTTGACCGTGGAAGTTGAAGCGTTAGTGGATCCACTTTGGGACCGCATCCACGTTTTTTGATAGATGAAATCATTGGAATACGTGTTGGAATTCTGAACAGTGAACGTGACGGAAGATTGAGGTGTCATGGCCTCAAGAAATTAAGAAACCGACCAATCCCAATACGACGTGAAAGGAAGCTGAAAAGCGGTAGGATTGGTCACGGGAACTCGCATGACTTCCTTGGGTGTGGCAGAAATGGATTTTTGCCAAAGATTTGTGAATGATCCCGAGGTAAATGTTCCCAAGACAATGTAAAGGGTACTTGGCGCGGCCCCCACGGAAGGAATCGGAAATGATGGGACGGTTGTCACAATGGAAAGCGTGGCTGCGGTCACCTTTTGACCCGAGGTCGTGCAAGTTGCCAAAAGGTAGCTTGTGGACGTGGAAAACGTCAGTGTCGCAAACATGTTGGTCGGGATCAGACCGGCAATCGTCCCTGGCTGAAATTTGCAAGTGGTGGAAGTGACCCCGATAAAATCAAAAGGATAAACAGAAAGGGAAGATTTTTTAGAAACCTGATTTACGGAAACGATCTGCCCACCGGTTCCGTTGGAAATCGTGACTCCTTTGCCCGGCTGGATCTGGCATTCACGGAAATTGGCATCGATGACTTGAGCCACCATGTCCCAGCTTTGAGGAGTCAAGACTCCTCCAGAACTCATCCGTGGGAGGCGTTTCATCGGTTATTGGTAGATCGAGGTGTTCCAACCTTTTTGACCGCTTGCACGGTATTCTTTGGCAATCCTCCATTTCCCATTGGAAAGGGCCGTGGCGTTCATTCCTGTGAAAAGCCAATTCCCTCCCGAGGGGAGGGTGGGTGCGTTGGTCAGTCCCGAAGCGATCTGACCAATCGTTGCAATGCTAGGAAGGGAGGATTCATCATCGGTAATGGAAAGCGTGATGGAAGGGTTCAGGTAGGTATCAATTCCCTGAGAAACAAGCGTGGCATATTGTTTGAGATTGGCAGATGATCCCGAGGCCGTGGAGATCGCCACCCATCCAGTGACCGTATTAGCCGGATCGCTTTCCGCAATTTTGATGGCTTGGAGATCCGTTGAAGAAAGCGCCCATTTCCCGCCGGAGGTAAAATACGAATGCGTGACCAGCGGTTCCGTGCTGACCGACGTGTGGACTTCGTAATTATAGGTGCTGGTAGATGGTAGAGCCGGAAAGCCCGTGGGATTTGTTCCCGATTCGGTTTTCCAAGTGGTCGTGTAAATTCCGTCGGAATAAGCTGTCGTGATTTCAAACGCCGTGGAATCTGTGGGAACGGGTTGGGAAGAGACGTCCTGGGCAACCGTCGTGGTGATATAGGTTCCCAAACGTGCGTCAAACGTGGTGGAGGTGGATGTCGTGGAGGCCATGATCGTTGGTTAGGTGTTAAACCGAAAAAGCAAATTGTCCGGTTGGAAGATTATTGGCAGGAAGCTTGTTGTTTTTTGCTTCTTGAAGGATTTGCTGAAGCAAAGTGTTGGATCGTTTTTGTTCGGTCACAATCGGATTGGTCATTTCACCCCCAAGTTGGAAATTTCCACCTCCGCCAACCCGAGCTAAAGAATCTGAAATTAATCCAAATCCTTTTCCTCCAAGTCCAAGATCACCGGAAATCGGGGAATCGCCATTTCTTGAGGCTTCTTCGTTGGCTTTATCTCGGGCGTTTTTATTCAGGGATTCCACCCATCCGGTTGGTGCAGCTAGTTTTTCAAATAGCTCGGTCATTTTATCCCGGTGTCCATTGTTGGCAGCATAGGATTCGTCCAATGCTTTTTTCATGTCGCCTAGAAAATCAGGACCGCTGCTTTTGTTGGGGGTTTCCAAATAATCAAGACCTTTTGAAACGGGACTGTTCCGCAAAGGATCGGAAACCAATGAGACGATTGCAGCCCCGGCTTTGGCATGATCCATTGTCCATTTAATCCACGCAGGGGGCTCTAAAAGGACATCTTTCATGGCTCGACCAAAAACAATCGCTGAATCTTTTAGCAATGCCGTAAAAGGAGTAATAAAAGGAAGGATAACCCCCAAAAACACTTCTTTTAAGAGTTCTCCAAGGATTTCCATGCGGTTGGTAAAATCTGTAAAGAATCCGGCAATGACATTTCCCATCTTTTCCCCCCACGAAGTAAAATCGACCCCTTCCAACCGTTTTAATGCGGCATCAATGGTGGGAAAAAGTTGTTTATCAAGACCGACAAAGATTTCTTTAAGACGATCCCAAACGTGTTCCAGATCATTCATGATCTGCTTAAACAATGCGGCATTTTCTTCAATGACTCTGGCGGCGTCGGAAAGATTTCCCGAGTTTTTGAATTCTGGAGAAGCAAAGAGACGCAAAAGTTCCGTTCCACTTCTGCCAAAGATTGCGCGGGCGGCTCCGGCTCGAGCAGCGCGGTTTTCCACCGAATCAATAGCTGCTCCTATTTTCCTTAATGCTTCATCTGGTTTTGCTTCCGCTAATTGACGAGGATCCAACCCAAGGCTTGTCAGTAATCTGGATTGTCCACCGCCGTTGACAGATGCAGCTAGGACAGCTTGCATTTTCCCAATGACTCCTGGGATCTTGTCCACTTCAAGTCCCGCATCTTTTGCGGCGAGGCGAAGCATGTAGAAGTTTCCGGCAGCAATGCCGGTTTGTTCAGCGGCTTCTTGCATTTGAGCGCCCAATTCAAGGCCGCTTTTCATTCCTTCCATGATGGCCGCCACCGATCCGATGGCTGCCACAACGCTTCCAATAGGTGCCAATAATGAACCAAAAGATTCTTTGCCCATCTTAGTGGTGGCTTCTTGGACGCTATTAGTCGCCCTTTTGAGGCTTTGCAATAGAGGCGCAATGTCCATGCCGAACACCGCAAACAATGATTCTTTAGAGGAAGCCATAAATCAGTGACGGAATGTCAATTAGATGCCGCGCACGTTGAATCCGGGGTATTTCTTGGCAATATCAGAAACTTTCTTAAAAGCTCCGGATTTTAGGTTGCGGTAAAAATACCCGGTGCGGCCATTGATGGCTTTGAGTAATGCGGCGCGACCCCCGCCTTCAATCGCGGATCGGGTCATGTTCTCAATAGAAATCTGAATTTTGGAACCAGAAGTGATTTTTTGTTGATTTACTGGCGTTGCAAAAGTTCGACCGTTGACTGCCGCTTTTGCAACGTATCCCGGAACATTTTTGGGGAGTTTGATTCCAAGATTGTTTGCCAGTTTAAACCATGATTGTTTGGCGACGCCGATGCGTTTGATCAGTTCTTTGATCCGCGCATCCTTGGAAGTTACAATAAAGTTCCAAAGATCATCTTTGTAATGCCATTTCAACGGGTAAAAAGTCCCTCCGTAATAAGTTTTTCCTTTTCGGTTCCAAGTCCCTCCTTCGTTCCGAATCCATATAAAGTCTTTTGAACTTTTCATGATGGATTCTTTTGTCGCTTTGGGGGTGTTCGTAATTGTTTGAGAAAGAACGCTTCCAACTTCCGCCAAAACAATCTCTTCCATAGAAACACCCGTTAATCGGGCCATTTCGTTGATAGCCCGGTTGAAATTGGTCGTGTCAATGGTCAGTCCCGTTTTACTCATCTTCTTCTTGCGAAGTGTCAAGAAAGGCTAAGAGGTCATCAATTTGATGCTCCGCAGGGGCGGAAGGGGGGCAAGTCCAGATGTCGTGGGATCGAAGAGCCGCATGGTAATAGGCATTGACGCGATAAACGGGCATGCCCGTTTCAAAATCCATGATTTGCTGCTCTGTAAAGCCCCCCTCCTTGCCAAGCGTAAAAATCAGCGTGGCAAGCGAGGGAGGCTCTACAAGTTTGGGGGTGGTGTTTCCCCTGTTCCTGAACTTGGTTTTGCAACCACTTCAACGGTGGTTTCTTTTTCTAAATTGGTAACGGTGATAAACCATTTCCCCCCGGAGGCAATTTCTTGCTCGGAAAGCGATCCCACAAACTCGTCTTTATCTATAAAATAGGCTTTTTTGTTGAGCGTGTTCAAAGCGACCCGTTCAATCGGGGCTGCCACTAAATAAAGAAAAGCGTAAAGCAATTCTTCATGTTGGGTGGATTGATCGAGATCCGAGATCCAAGAAAAGATCCTGGCTAACTTTAATTTGACCGCATTGTTCCAAGGACGGACTTTTCGCCCTGCGATAATTGGTTCCTCCTGAAAAAGGCGTTCGTTGAGGGATGCCGGCTCGTCGTTGTAGAGCATGTCTTTGGTCACATCAATCATAGCTTGGAGAGAAGGGCGGCTTTTTCGGCTTCGGTAGCCTTACCGGGGATGTAGGCTGCGCGGCCCCCGCGCTTGACCACGATGGTCGGAGTCTGGTCCCGAATGGCGTCCCGAAGTTGGGTGAGGGTCTGCTGATAGTAACGCATCCAGACAATCGGGTGGTCGGGATTGGCAAAGCACCATTCGCGGTCATTCCAGCGACGGATCAACTCTTGGGTGGAAATCGTTTCGGCTTTAGTTGCGGAAAAGGTAATTTTCTTTTCTTCCATTAGCCAAACCACCGTCCGGCGGGGTTTTCCATCCAGACCTTGCTCAATCGTGTCCAGATATCCGTCTTGCGAGAGAGTTCCCCCTGCCGTGCAAGCTGCGGCGATCAAATGGGTGTTGGCGCTTTTTAAGGGAGCCTCGTGATCCGTGATCACGGAGAATTTTTTGTTGGTTTCGATCATATTAAACTGTGGAAGGCCTTAGATTAAGAAGCCGAAGGGAATCCCTTGATGGTGTATTTCCAGTTCTGGAATTCGTCGTTTTTTTCGGTTTGAGTGTAGCTGTCGCAAAGGATGACCCCTCCGGTGATTGTGCTTGGGATGTTGGTCGAAATGACTCCCAAAGCAATGCTTGGATAAGTGCCAGATCCTTCAACCGTGGCCTCATAAAGAGGATCAAAGGTGGCGGCAGCAGAGAAAGCTCCCGAATAATCGGTAAGCACCTTGGTCGTGACCTTGGAGCTTGTGGAAACCTTGGTGACGGTTCCCGAGGTGAAGGAATTGATTCCGAGGGATGCGGTGACGGCGGACATAAAATTTAGCTCCAAGCCATGACGTCAAGCGTCGTGTCGGGATAATCGCTGTTGGATTCTTCCACCGAGACCCCGGTCACAACGGCGGTGCCGGAAGCGATAGAAGAATTGGCGGCGGCCAAGGAAAGACCGGCTACTCCTTTGTATTTCAAAGAGATCTTGGTCTCTGTCATCGGAAGAAGGGCGGCTTGAACCGTGACTCCGACCAAAGATTTCACAGTGACGACTTTTTTGGAGATTTCCTTGGAGGCCTCCTGAAGGACGCACCCGGTAGGGGTCGTGATGAGCGTGTTAAGAGTGACGATTCCGATGGTGGCGGCCATATACAAATTTCTAGGGTGTCAAATTATTGCGTGATTCCCATCGTGACCGAGATTTCGGCAACCCAAGTGTGTTCGTGCTGGCTTGTTTTGATGTTGTTAATCCAAAGTCCAGCAAAGTTTACATCGCCACTATTAAAATAAGCGTTCATGTAAGTATTGCTGAGAGTGTTTCCTGTCATCGTATCAAGTGCAGTTTGAAACGAATCGTAAGAATCAGAACCTAGTAATGCCGGTGCGGATAATTTAACGTCTATGTCCGCTTTCCAAAGTGATCCTGCGACATGTTCCAGTTGTGTGCAGGCCACAATAATGTTGAGACTTTCAGGGGTTAATTCTTGTGAATCCGTCCCTTTGTAAACAGTTGCTCCCGAAAAATCGGAAGAAGTAAAAGCTACGCTCAAAGCGCTTTCAATAAAATCAATGTTCATAATTATTCCCGAACTGCTTGAACCAAAACTTCTGCTCCAAGAGCACCATTGCCCACTTCGGAAGTCTCCACGCGAAAAGTAAGGTTTTGATTCACCAGCAAAATTGCCGTTCCAAGGGAGGGCTTGATGTAGCGGCCAATCGGCCAGCGCAGGCGGATGGAGCGATTGGTCTTAAATCCTCCCATTTCCAAATCCATCTGTGGCGCAGGCGTGGAAACAAACGCATTAAAAGTTTGTCCCCCAATCGTGATGGGAGTCCCAAGGGAGTCTGCAATCTCCCCGGCGGCTTTGGCGCGGAAGGAGGCAATCAAGGCGGAGTTCACAAGGAAGCCCACCTGTCAAAGAATCCTAATGAGTCCTAAACGCAAAAAAGGAGGGCCTCGTTTCCGAGACCCCCCTCTCTATGCACACACTAACTGGATTCTTAGACCGTGATGAACTTGAGTGCGCTGCCATCTGCGGCGGCAGATCCGAACACAACGTCAAAGGACGCCTGAAGGCTGCGGCTGGCGACTGATCCGTGGACATTGAACTGAACGGCCAGTCCAAGGTCAGGGATTTCAATGGTCTCGCTCATCTGAAGCAGGCTTGCGACTGCTGGATCAATGTAAGGGAGGGCCGAAGCGATTGCCAAAGCCTCTGGGGAAGCGGCAAAACCTTTGATGGTCTTGGTCGTTCCGTTGAGGTTGACGTCAGATCCACCTGTCACACCCGTCCAGCGGTTGTTAAAGTGAACTGTGTCGAAGCCATAAGCACCATCGCCGGGCTTGAGGCTGAAGCCGGACTGAGGAAGGAGGTAGCTGTAATAGCTACCATCCAACACAAGGTTGCGGCTTGTACCATCCTTGAGGCCACTCCAGAGGGCAGGAAGAGCCTTTGTGATGAGGTCGTTACCAAGAACACCACCGGTTGCGGTGCTGATTGCCGTGCTATAAACAGCCGAGCCGAAGGTCGTGGTGTTTAGAGGGGTCAAAGCAACGTCAATCAGGGCGTTGGCAAGGGAGCGAAGGTTAATCGCCATGATGCGCTCAAGGGTGAAGCCTTGGTTGAGCTGTGCGCTGCTCAGACCGAACTGGGCCGAGTAGTGCGTCATGGTGACAGCTGTGTTGGTGAGGGTGGTGCCCTGTGATTCAAAGCTCGTAGGAGACGAAACAGCGGCGGCAGCCGTTGTTGCTACGCCGACCTGGAGCTTGCGAAGAGGATTGACGACATCGCTCGAGAAATCAGTGCTGAAAGCCTTGACGGGGGCGAGTTTGGACTGGAGGACGGTGATCGCGGCTTTTGTCGCGGTATCAACGACCAGTGAGGAACTAAATGTATTAGCCATTTGAGTTGGTTGGTTGGGTTACGTTTTTTTACTGAACATTTCCAACCCGTGCCGAAATCGCCTTTTCTAAGGCGCGGCGGTTGGCTTGGAAAAAGGCAAGGCGCTCGGGGCCAGCAGACATGGCTTCGTAGCGTTCAATCAGGGAAAGCTCGGGAGTGGTATCAACCATGTCGGGAATCTCGTCGGCTGGCATGAGTCCTAAGACGGTCTTGACCGAGCGATGGAGCATGTTGAGTTCCACAAGCTGAGATTCTTTGATCAAAAGGGTCTCTTTTACGGCCGCGAGTTCGCTGCGGATCGCGGCAAGCTCGGTGCGGTTACTTGAAAAATTGGTTTCGATTTCCCGAAGTCGGGCAAGTTCCGCAGGAACAATTAGCGGATTCTCAATCCGGTCGGGATTTTCGGGGGCCGCAGGAATAACGGGAGGCTCTCCGACAAGAAGCGGATTCTCACCGGCAGGAAGCTCTTCGGAATGGGCAGGTGAAGGTTGTTCTGGGGCGACTTCCTCAACAACCACCTCGGGGGCGACTGCGGGAACCTCTTCTGTGGTGGTGGCTTCTGTCATAGCGTTAAAAAGGGAGGCATTGAGCGCTGGTGCCTGGACAAGATCGCAGGAGTAAAGCTCCGCAATGCGGGCGGCATAGGCCACAATGTCGGTGGAGGAACCGAGAATTGGGCTTTCCTCTTGATCATCATCGCCGTCACCATCCGGCTCCTCGTCATTGCCCATGACTGGCTCCGGGGCATTCTGAAACGAAATGGAGAGTCCGAAATTAGATGGCATGGATTTTGCCATCTCAATGATCGTGTCGAACGATTCGTGCGATTTAAGAAGGTAAAGATCCCCGCGTACCTTGTCCCCGTCGCGGTAAACATCTTTAATGGCACCTACGAGGTCAGAAATCCCGCTACCGTGGTCAAACATGACGGGAACTCCGTCGGCAAATCCCATCGCAGCTGCGCAAACTTCATCCAAAGTCGTGTCATCGGCGATGATTGGTTCGCCGAGAAACTCATGTCCCTTGGCAGCGCCTTTAGTGATTAAAGAGACTCCACGGAGGACTCCGGCCTCGGCGTCAATACGCGAGTCGGCAGCTACGGCAAAGAGGGAGAGCTTGGACATTGCTTTTTCTTGCTATGTCAAATCATGCGCCTTTATTGACCCTGCCCACTTCCGGCAGAAGCCGATGGTGGGATCGCAGGAGCACCGGGAGCCGGAGGGAATACGTCGGCCACGGTCAACTCAACTCCTTCTTCCTTGGAAATCTCGGCAATCAACTTTTTGCGACGCGCGGCAAAACGGATAATGTCTTCGTCCTGTTTGTCGGCATCGAGTCCTTGCAAAGCGTAGTAGCGTTGCGGTGAAATCTGTCCGCGCAGGAAAAGGTCGCTCATCAGACGGCCATCGCGCCCGAAATCAACACTGAGGTCGGCAGGAGGCGTGAAATCGCATCTCCACCAATCGGATCCGTCTCCTGGCATCGGCAGGCGACCATTCTCAATCTCGTTCCAAATCCAAAAGCGCCAGAAGGGAGCAGCAAAACTTTGGATAATGATATCTTGGATTTCCTTAATCAGAATGGAGGCTTCTTCCAAGATCCAACGCTGGTTGGCACCACCGGCGTCGGTGGAATCAAAAAGAAACTGAGCTGATAGCCCAAGGCCAACTGCGATCTCCTCTTTCAGCGTGTCTAGGAAAGGTTTGATGTTGGCCGCAGGGTGGGAGTTGATCAGCGACTCTACTTTCTCTCCCGGCTTGAGCTGCGGAATAATTGACCCGTTGGTCATGGCGTCCACGGTCATCGGCTGGTTGGACGAATAGGAAGGTCCTTTCACAAGAGAGGATCCCAACCCGATAGTTCCCGCCTCGGGGGAGGTGATAACCATTGCCATCGAAGCACCGAGCTTGGCGCTTTGCTTCTCAAAAGCCAGATACTCGGCAATGTCTTGAAGAGTATTGGCAGCGCGGGCAAGCCATGACGGGGCGCGGGTATAGCCGAGGCGATAAGCGCGGCGGACTTGTGTCATGTCGCTGGCAGAAACATCGGTGAACTCGCTGGATCCCGGAGAGGCAAGTACCCGAAATTTCACGGGGCGTCCCTTTTTGTCCACCATGACGCCATCGCGCCAACCTTCATTTTCCTGCCCAATCACTGACCCAACATTCTCTCCAGGGATGAGGCGGAACATTCCGCGACCCGACTTGGATGTCATGCGCTGCCAAAAGACATCTCCTGCGATTGCCATCTGGCGGACAAGGAGGCTCTGCGCTTGGTAAAAGTTGACCCCACCTGCCACATCAACTCCCCATGCCGCATTGGTGCAGGCGTCTTGAAAGGCTTGTTCGGCGGTTCGGTTCCAAGCGTCATTCGAGGTGCGAGCCTGCGGAATTAGCGGTCCCACAAGACGGGCAATCTTCTCAACGGCTCCGCCGGCGAGACCTGAGTTGTTAAATAGCCAAGCGGCTTTCTTAATTAACTCTAAACGAGATCCAGATTGGAGCTCCTTTTGAGCGTCCAGCGTGGGGGAATAAACCCACATGCGTTGTGGGTTAAACCGATAAGCGGCTTCGTAAGCGGCAAAGTCCGTCTTTGAATCTCCGTCTGATTTTTTGGGGCGCCCTGCTCCTTCGCGGCGACCGCCACGGTTTGATTTTTTGATTTCGGCCATGACAGCCGAGACCTGTCAAACTTGACCGATTATGTGACTGCCCACGTCCTAGAATAATCGGGACGGGTCCCCAATTGGCGGGAAACAATTGATCCGTCGGCATTCAGGGGGTAATCCCCAAGTTCACGTCGCACATCCATGATACAGGCCAAATAATCCAAGCGCGGGAATGCCACTTCACCAGAAGCTGATCCTCCGTCGGCAGCAGTGCCGGTGATCGTCACTTCCTCAACGGCCAATGCTGCGATCGTATTAGAAAGAGCCTGTAAGTCGGAAAGGGATTGGAACCGAAGCCATTGCTTGATTCCTCCTATGTTTGGGGACGCCATGAAAGCGTCCGTCTGTCAAAGGAGGATCTAGGCTTTAAGAATGTGCCACGCAACCATCGTGAGCTTCAGCGCATCGGAGTAGTGATCCTTTTCAATTTTCTTCCATTCGTACTCTTTCCCAGAAGCGGTTTTTTTAGGGATGAGTTGCTGACCCGATAGTCCGCGAATGAAAGCGTCGGAGGCATTTTTAGGGATCCAGCATTTCGGTTTTCCTTCCTTCATGCGGTCAATAAATAGCTCTGTCTTGAGCGCATGATCTCCGTAGCCGTAGAGAACAATACCCGGAAACTCTGGAATGATTGTCTTGGTAATTTTATTCCCGAAACTTGCCCCGCTTCCCTTGGATGGATGGAAGAAGCGTCCGGACTCCATGCAAACATTGTAAACTCGATAGGCAGCGTATCCCGAATCTATAAGGCCCCCTGAAAGCTCAAATTCCACGCCTGTCGGGGTCAGGTATTTCCTGTCTTTAATAGCGATCAGATCCTCGGGGGTTTCAACGGTTCCGTAATCAATGACGTAGCTTTCCCCTTCTTGGGTAAAAGCGGTCGTGACCCAATGCTGCTGGTCTCCGCCCACGTCGGCACAAACAACAGCCAGCGCCGGCTCAATCGGACAAGTTCCCTTGGCGTATTCCCCGCGCAATTTGAAAACCGTATTCTGAGTAAGCGATTGCTGAACTTGCTCCCAAGGGCGGGCCATTGTGGAGTTCGTGAAATCCTGAAGTCCGTTGATCGTTTCGCAATCTCTTAGGAACTTCACAGCCAATGCGCCAAAGGTGCAAGACCGCCACGGAGCGTACAGAGAGTTTAGATGAAAAGATCGGAATCCTTTTTGCGCGGCTGGATTTGTGGATTCCCATTTTCCAAGTTGAAGGATCTCCATTTTTTGCCCGTCGTTAATTTTCTCCCCGCAGCGTTGGCAAAGGTAATGCGCGGAAGATTCCACTCGTGCCATGTTCCAATGACTCCCTTCCTTGGCCTCTGGATCCCATTTCACCTGTGACCATAGGAGTTCAATCCCTTGGTTGCAGTGAGGGCAGGGGAGCATGAACTTTTCCTGAGTTCCTTTAAGATATTCTTGCCAGATCGCTCCGTCGGGCGTGGTGGGCGTGGATGTCTTGACCCGAAGCGCACCGACAAAGCTCTTCGTGCGGTTTTCTGCCAGGAGAAGGGCGGAAGTTTCTTGGTCAGTTTCCCTAGCAAACTTGTCCACCTCATCCATTAAAAGCAGGCCGGCAGGACGGCTCGCCAAGTTGGAAGGAGAATTGGACCCGACAAAGTTCAAAGTGCATCGGTTAAAATGCTGCTCAAGATTCTTCCATTTGTGCGGATTGCTTGGTTTTTGTGCTTCAAGGGTTGAAGAGTCATCAAAGAGAGGCATCCATCGAGTTTCTGAGAATGACCGAGCTAATCCTTCCGTCGGCATGACCCAGACGACCGGCTGCGGTTTGTTAATGATGCGCCAAGCGGTGCCGGCCTGAATCATCGTGGTCTTTCCCGTCTGAGTTCCAAACACCAGCACAAGGTCGGTGACATCTACATCGCCAAAGCATTCCAACGGCTCCCGAAGGTAGGGAGTCATGCGGGTGGAAAAGTTCCCCGGCATCTGGGTCTGGCGCTCGGAAAGGATCACTTCATCCGCGCACCATTGGTTAATTGTCCTGGTATCTATTGGCGACCAGATGTTTTCAACATTTTTACCAACAGCAATTATTCCTCTTTTGGCCACACATTCCCCCTCATGGTTTCAACTAATCTGCTGCACCATTCCAAAAGAGTTGTTTCAATTTCTTTTTGAGGTTGATTGCAAAGCCTCGGAGCCAATGTTTTTGGCATGATATCAATCATTCCCCGAGCAGCGCCAAAAGTTCTGTTGAACATGTCATTAGCCTCTTCAACATAGAGAGAAACATTTTGAGAATGCTCCCATTCTGAAAAATCCCTCTCGGCTTTAACCCTGTTATTTCTGGAAGCAATATAAACTCCGTTTGCTTTCCTGTAATCTTCAATACTTCCACCGCCTCGCTCAATTTCCCTGCGCTTTTTGTGTGCTGAATCTTCAGCGTCAATCGCTCTAGCCAATGATAACTCTGGAGTGTTAGCCGTTGGGATAGGATCTGGGGAATTATTAGAGCTTAAATTATCAATCGGACTAAGTTTTACCAAGTTGATTGGCTTTTTAGGTTTAGCGTGAACCATCCTCCAGGCATTTGCCGCGTCCACCGACGTTACTGGCATCCCTTTTTGAACAAACCGGCAGACGGTTGATTTGTTCAAATCCAAGGCATTCGCTAATTCTGTTATTCCCATAGATCGTTGCGTATGCAACCTCGTCAAATGGAGGTGGATTTAACTAAAAAGATTTAACTTCCGTACCAGTTTTGATGACGCGATTAAACGCCCGTAGAATCGTTTTGTTCTTTGGTTGCGACATCCATGCGATAATTGCAAAAAAGGAAGCCACAACCCCCATAGGCAACAAGTAAACCATGCGGAACACGCTCAAAAACATCGAAAACGTCACATCGAGCCGTAGTATATTATATTAAAAAGATTCCTTATGGGGGGGTGGAGTATTATTACAATAAGGCTTTCGTTCACTTTTTCCTGAATTCCTTTCCATACCTCAAGTTCCACCCGGTGAACGGACGCATGAGGCCGCGCTTGGTGAGCCACTTGTCGCATGCTTTACCGACGACAAAGGCGAGGTCATCTTTAACGTGAAGCGACTCGTCAGCATCCGCTACGATGCTAATAGGTGAGCCGTTCATCTTGCGGGTTCCTTCCATGCTCATTTGATTTCAGTTTTGATCTCGTTGCGAAGTTCGTAGGATTCGTGGTAGCCGCCTTTTAAATTTAGAAGGTTACAAGCCCTGTTTGCTACGTTTGTGAGTTTTTCAATTTGCCTGCGGAGCCTTGTGATCTCTTCCTCCGCTCTTTCGGATCGCTTCTTCCAAAGGTTTGCAACTTCTGATTGATGGCACATTTCTGATCGGATGTATCCACTTGGGAATTTTTGAATTGTGCCGCATTCAAATCTATAAAACTTTTCGCTGTCGTATTTATCCTCACAAAAAGGACAAGCTTCTGTGCGTGGTGTGTCGGTGTTCATTTTAGCAATTCTTTTACATATCGACTATTGGGATTTAATATGGAGTTTTCATCGTCGGACTTTTCAATAACTCTTCTGGCTAGATCTTCTCTTCCTGTTGTCGCTAAAAGGTAAGCGGATTGATGTAATTCACTTTTCAGCCTCTCGACCTCTGCCTCTGCTTTCTTCCTTCTGTTGCAACAATCTTTATACAAAACTCCAGTTCCTTCAGTTATTAAGTCATTGATAACCGACTTGGCTATTTTTAATAAGTTGGTTTTCTCGGTCAGTTCTTGCTCAAGCTGACGGGCAAGGGCCGTCATGTGCGCTCCGACAACATCAAAATCCTCATTCATGTTATCGACGGCATCAGTGCGTGGTGTGTCGCTCATTTACTTTGCAAAAGTTGGCGGATCTCACTGGCCTTGCGCTCCATTGGCTCCAAGAGTTCAAGCGCTTTGGTTAGGCGGACAAAATCCCAAGTGGGGATCTCATCGTGCATCTTGCGTTCCCAAGCGATGAATGAAGCATTGGTAGCCTCAATGGTCACAATGCCGGTGGACTTGTCTGAAGGGTTGAGCTTGGGTTTCTCAGGGGGAAAGTTGACGCCCAGATCCATTTCAATCTGGACTTCGCTATCTGCGACAAATTCCAAGCCCCACTCTGCGGTTGCCTTGTCTCGACTATACTTTACAAGTTTTGATCCGAGGTAACGGGCAGCCACGCATCGGGCGTGAATATCAAACCACTTTTCCTTGGTCAGATGCGGATCGCCGAGGTCGCTAATAATGTCGGTGATTAAAGGGTTGATGACTTCTGTTAGTTGCATGGTATTTGTTTTCTTTTTTGGATGGCTTTTTGTCTGGCTGCGGTGAATGGATCGGTGGCGGATTCTGCAAATGTTTTGCGTGAGGAGTCCGTCTTGCGGAACTTGGTGATGGTAAAGGCGGCGTCCTTACCTGAGAGGAAATCTGCCCAAGCGGTTGTGTAATGAGAGACAAGGGCGCGGGTGCATCCAAGTTCTCTGGCGATTTCCGCTTGGGATCGAAGGCCATTGAGTTCATCCAGACCGCCGGCGCATGCGAGGCCGTGCAGGGAAACTCGCGTATTGCTGGATTCCATCAGTTTGCTGATTACCCTGGAGAAAAGTTCCCGACTGCTCCCGGCATGATTGTTTCGTTCCGCTTTAAGCAAAACAATGACCTTTCTGGCAATCGGGATGGAACATTGAAGGTCATCGGCAAGAAGCTCTTCCTCGCTATCAATGGCCTCCGACATGTCTGGCGTGTAAGCCAGTTCCGAAACGTCATTTTGCCACGCTCGGAATGCGGCTCTTGGAGATGCTGAAATCATAAGTTTCGAGGTGTTGATATTACTTGGATGAGAAAACGAGCGTGAGATGCCTTTCTGCGCGTTTATTCATCATCTTGAGGCGCTGTCGTGATGCCATTCCCGTCAGGGATGGCGGTTTTGATAAGTTCCTTGGCTTTTTCGCAGGCATCTTCAAAGCCCTGCATGTAGCCGGATTGATAGCCGTAGATTGCGTAATCTCGGTGATTGGGGATGTGTTGACCGGATTCGCCCCCGAGGAAGCGGATTCCATAACGATCCCACCATGCTTGTGTTCTCTCTTTTAGGGTCATGCTGCTTGGGTGTTGGTTTGGTTTTTCTGACGGAGGTATTCGTCCTGAACGTTGGGCGGCAGATCGTGAAAAGGAGTGCCGGCCTTGTGGGGGTAGTTTTCACGCATGAAAGCCTCTACCTCTGCGGCGTTCACCTTCGGCATGACCTTTGGCTTCGGGAGTGACGGCTTCGCCTTAGCCGCTGGCAGCTTGTCCCGCCACTTCATGCCAGCTAGATAGTTGTCGGCTCGAGGGATGAACTTTCCCTCCTCCTTCTGCCACTGCTCGCTCCGCTTGTGGTCGCGGAGGATCCGAACCATCTCAGAGAGGGGAGGGAGGTGATGCGATACGGCGAGCCATTGGCGGGATGCCTCCAGTTCGGAAACCTGAAGCGGGTACTCCGCCCACCAATTTTGGAAATCCTCCGCAGATTGCCTCAAGCGATCCCGACCTCCCTCCACCGCCACCGGGTTCTTGGTTTTCCCCCCAGCGGGGGGTAGGGGGGTATTGGTTCTTGGTTCTTGGTTCTTGGTTGGCATTGCGGAATCGCAAATCCGCATATGCGGAATGGATGCGGAATCGGAAAAGCGCATATGCGGATCGCATGCGGAATTGGAAATCCGCATATGCGGTTCTGATGCGATCGCATCGGATCCCCATCTCACTTGAGCTGCCTTTTTGCCTAATTTGCTCAGATTTTGAAATGAATCTATCTCCTTTTGTGCGCGGTGATGGATCCATCCTGAGTCGGTTCTTTGGAAGAACTCGGTTAAGACTGATCCAACGATAGATTCTGGAAACCGGACACGTCTGGCAATAAGTGAGAGATTATCGGTGATATCCCCATCCTTGTCATAATATAGGTCAAGGATGCGCCGATAACATAGATCCTCATCGTTTGTTAAGTGAGCCGTCGCCCCTCGATAGTCTCCGATATGAAAATTATAGTAATTCATGAGAAGTTAATAAATGTCATCTTCCATGTAGTATTCTTGATCCGGCTCGGACTCCTCGTGGACCTCTTCAAAATCCACCTCCGTGCCGCATTTCGGACATTCCCCTGGACGGATTTCGGCATCTTCACCGGGGTCGTAATCCTCCCGACACCCTGCAAATCCCGATGGTCGGATCGCAGGGGAATAAGCCACCTTGAACTCGTGCTCACATTCCTCGTTGTGGCATGTGTAATCGACTTTCATTTCCCCCTCCTGTGCCAGTTCCCCGTGGTCCGCTGTAGGCGCTCCAACATCCGCTTGATCTGCGAGTTGTAGCGAGCCGACCATTCGCTGAACTCCTCGGGAGTGACCCGTGAGGTGAGCTTGTAGCCGGAATTCGTACCGATGATCTGCCCATCACTGGCCTCAGCAAGTTCGCGGATATAGCGATCATTGATCTCCAGCTCCCTGCTAATCTGACGCGCAGTCCTCCAGCCCGAGCACCAAGCCAGATACTCAATGAGCCGCGCCAGATCCTCGTCAAGATGACGCTTTTGATCCTTGGCAAAGGAAAGATCCAGTTGGGCAATCATGCCATCCTCCTTTCCTTCTGGATCCTCATCCAATCGCGCTGAACCGATGCCAAGACGGAAATTGAATCGTGATGTTCTTTGAGCGATTCAAAGCGAGACGCCAATACCCACCTCTCCTTGCCGCTTGCTTGGTATTGCCAGAACCGAAGCGTTCCGCAGGGGGATTTCTCCCCCCGCTTGTAACGTTTTTCTTGGGTGACGCTCATCGTTAAAAAGGGATGTCGTCGTCAGCAAAGACCTCATGCGCTGCCTTCCTCGGTGTCGGCGCGGGGAGGGGATCGGAGGCCTTCTTAGGAGAACCTTTGACCCCATAGCGCTTGACTGTATTCTTGGCGGGATAATCTCCCTTCTCCTCAATGGCGATCTCCACCTTGCCGGTCTTGCCGATAAGATCGGAGGCCTGAAGAGTCCCATCATCGTAACTTCCCCGAAGGTTGGTCTCGACGCAGAACTCCAGCAGCTTTTTCAAGAAGGCTTCCAGAAGCCAATCCTTTACAAAATGCGTTTTTCCCGCGCTGTCCCAGACCTTGAGATTCAAGGCCATCATGTCGTTTCCGTTCTTGGACACCTTATCCTCGGCTGCCGAAACCTCGAAGTCATAGACTCCGGGGACAAGGAGTGAATCTGAAGCAATCTCGCTTTCGCTCTTGGGAGTAAATTTCATGGGATATTCCTCCTATGTGT